ACCGCGATCAGCGCCTTGTTCCAGCCTAGCAAGCCCTCGTGAATCTTGGCGACATGGCTATGCAGCCCCGCCATGCGCGAGGTAATGACGGCTAAGGCTTCCGCCATGCCGCCGGTCAGCGCTAGGTTTACGGCGACTTCATAGGCGGCCATCAGAACACGCGCCCTAAAACGCCCCGGGCCGCCGATGCGACATTGCCCGCGACAAGGGCTTCGCCCATGATCATGCCGAAGGCGACGCCCATCCGATCGGCGATTTCCTGGCCGTGATGATCAATAGTGCCGCCGACAACCGGGCGCGGCGGCACATGCGCCGTGCCCCACTCATGCTCCCGGATCTTGGGATCCGTAAAGCCGACAGTCGCGTAATCGTGGTGCATGTCGTAGCCGCCGGAGTCCCGCATTTCGCCGGTTTCGAGCAGCGGGGTATCGCCCTCTTCCTTTCGGCGAATTGTGCTCTCGGCAAGCTTCGGCCAGCCATACTCATAGGTGCCAATGGCGGCTTGGGCTTTTTCAAGGAACAGCTTGGCGCCCGCTTCAAGGGCGGCTTGCCGCATGATATCCGCCCCGGCGCTTAGCGCCCCAAATCTTGCGATCGCCGTTAAGAGGGTAGCCGCCATGACCCTATTGCGCTTTCTCGATAAAGGACATGCTCTCCCAATCCCACTCAAGCCCGCCATTCACGAACTGCCCGAAGATGATAGCGTTGGCGAGCAGCTCCCATTCTTCCATCAAAAGCACTTCATCGGAAGGGATCCCGTTATGAATGAGCCAGCGGGTCACTCGGAACCAGGGATCCCCGACAAGTTTTTTGCTTTGTCAAATTGGGCTTCCCCTTCCGGCCCATCGTCGGCCATAAGCCGATTGACGGCGGCGCCCGCCGCTTCGACGCCTTCCTGATCGAGCCGGTCCAGGATAGCGTCCAGCTCGCCGCGATTGCGCGCGAAGGGAATCATGGCGTCGTTGATTTGGCACACCATGGCGACGATGTGATACTGAGCCCGCTGGGGAATGAGCTGGATAGTCCCGTCCTCCCGCTGCATTTCATCCAAGCCGCCAAGATCGGGGGTCATAGATGTCAGCCTTGTGCGCTCGGAAAGCTTGAGCCGTCGGACCCCGATCACGCGCCCGAGCCGATCCGTCTCCCGCTCGATATGGGCGTAGCGCGCCCGGCGGAATTCCAGCTCATCGGCATAGGACGCAAAGCCGCGCGGGGGCGGGGGCGGCTCAAATTCCCCTTCGGGCGGCGGTTCATGGGGCGGGCGCGATTTGGTTGCCATCGTGGGGTGTCTCCTTTTAGCCGGGACCTTGCCACAACTTAGCGGCGATGTGGTGGCTTATTCGCCGCGCCTGCCGTACCTTTCGCCGGGCAGCGCGGTCATGTTTCGCAGCATCCTGTTTCGAATGTGCCCGCGCTCGCCGCCGATGTCGAAGTGCATCAGATCCGAGGTCGTGCCGCCGGGAACCGTGCCGAAAGCGCCGCCCCAGGCGAATCGCCCGGTCAGCTCGGGATAGCGCGATTGCTGCTCGCCCTTCGCCGCTCTGGCTAGTCGCGTGTACATGCCGGTTGGATCGCCGCCGCGGTTGGGGATAGCCCCGCGCGGGCCGATGATCTGATAGTCCGCCGCCATGCCCTTCGGATGAAAGCCGTAGGTTTGATGCGGGCGGTATCCCGATGTCGCCCGCACATGGTAGCCGGGCGGCATGTGCGTCGCCGCGGCCTCCATAATCTCCTGAAGCCTTGGATCGACGTGCGCCAGCGACGCGCCGGGCATCCTTTGCCGCCGCCCGCCAACAGAAGCGCCGCCCGCGGCGCCCGCCGCCGCGTCGCCCGCGGCGCCCGCCGCGCCCGCGCCCGCGCCGAAGCCGCCGCCCCGGCCGCCGGTCGCGCCGCCGACTTCGGCGCCCGCGGTTGCGCCGCCGGTATAGTGGCTGACGGGCGGAACGCCCCGGGCGTATTGCGCTTCGCGATGCCGCCTAAGATCGGCGCGCGGGCGCAAATACCCCCTGACGAATTGAATGGCGGCTTGCCCGGCGTTGCCCTGGTTGATGCGATTCCATAGCCCGGGGCCGCTATGTCCGGACTTGATTTGATGAATGACGAACCGGCTCTGCAAGCGCGGATCGGTCCAAGAGGCTTTGGGGTAGTTTTTCTTGAGCCAAGCAAGATACCCTGTCGGGCCGCTCCATTCGCCGGGGCCGGTGAACTGGTAGAGTCCGTGCCCGCCGCCGAGCCGCTTCGCCGCGCCGGTTGGATTATGCTCAAGCGCCCCGGTCTTCCAAGCGCTCTCGTGCGTAATATTCGCCATGATCCCGGCGATGCCCGCTTCGGACATCCCGGCTTTGCGCCATTCATCCGCCACCGCCGCCGCGACCGGGCCGCGCCTTTGGTCGAAATGGGCGCCGGAAGTGCCGCCCGCATATTCGCCGGTTCCCCCCGCGCTGATGCCGGGGTGGGTGTCGTGCCAAGGGGTGCGGGCGCGCCCCGACGCTTGCGGGAAGCGATGCCGAGCCCAGCCTTGCGATGTGCTGTGATAAGGCGTGCGGGCGCGCGCCAAGCTAGGCTCCGGCGCGCCGCCGGGCGGCCCTAGCGCCGCGTCAGCCATGCGCCGGTCGAGGAAGCCGCCCATGGTGGCGTGCGATGAATCCGCGCCGCCGCCGATGCCGCCCGGCGCGCCGCCGGATGCGCCCGGGGCGTTGCCGCCCGCGCTGCTGCCGTCATCGGCGCTGCCGCCAAACAATCCATGACTCAGCCATGAAGTCCAAACGCCAATCTGTGTCATTTCGATAGGCTCAACCTTGTGCTGCTCCATCGCGCCGTGCGACCGCCCGGAGCCGATGGAAACGCCTTCGTGATCCCAAGGCATCGGCGGATGCTGATAAGCCGGGGGCGGAGTCCCCGGATCGAATTTGTCATGCCGTGGATCAAGATTGCGAGGAGTGTAAAAGTGGGATGGTCTAGGGTGCTCAGAATGAAATTGCGACCGCAGATGCCCGCGGATATCCGGCGGCGGCTCAAGCTCGCTTCCCGTCTTAGGATTGGGAACGCCGATGATCCTGCCTTCCGGCACATAGATATCGGCGCCGCCCTCTTCCTTGCGAAAAGTGCGGCCTTCCGCCTGCGAAGGATCGCCCCTTAATTTCGGCAGCTGCACGGCTTAGCCTAGATTTTGTGGATATCTTGCCCGTTGATGGTCACCAGAACATCGCCTTCCGTCTCGATGATGATGCTCACGCGATTTTCGGCGACTTCCGCGGGCGGCGGCTGCTCGATGGGCGGCTGCCCGCCGGGCTCGCCCGGCGCTTCGGGAACTTGCTTCCCGGCGAGCGTTTCGGCGATCGCCTCGCAAATCTTCCCGAAGTTGGCGTTCAAGCTATTGCAATCGCCGGTATGGTCGCAGAAGGCGGTTTCGAGCAGGACAGCGGGCTCTTCGGTGTTGTTGAGGAACGATAGGTCGCTGCGGTATTTCGCGCCCCGGTTGGTGAAGCCCCCGGCGGCGGATATCGCCGAAGCGAGTCGACTCGCAAGCGACTCCTGGGTCACATAGAGGACTTCGCAGCCATGCGCGCTGCCATCATAGGCGTTTAGGTGGCAGCTCACGTCGAAATCGCGCGTCTGCGAATTGTGCCAGCTATTGATCGTCTTTAGGTTGGTCGATTGATCATGCGAGGTCTGGTCGAAGAACTTCACGGCCGACATGCCATCGATCGAGTTGATGAGATCGGCGATGCGATCGACGACGCGCACGCAATAGTCAACCTCATCCAATTGCGGCGGCACGGGCGCGCCCGAAGCGCCGCGGATGTATTGGCCATGCCCGACGCTGATTGCGAACTTGGTCATGCGATCGCCTTCTTGTCCGAAGCCATGCCGCTGAGCCGCAGCATGACCGGCTTTTCGCGGGAAACATCGCCATGGTCATCCAGGAAGATGACGAAGTTGGTGTACTGATAGCGGCTGGTGCTGCCGTCCGGATTGTGGATCGATTCGTTGAGATAGCCCGGCTTGATGACGGCGCCCTGGTTAAAGTTCTTCGAGAACGTCACCATCAGGTCTTCCATCAAAGGGGCGGTGCGAACGATCGAGAAGTCAATGCGGAAGCCGTCCGGCACGTAGCCGTAGCGCGGCACATCGTTGTAAGGCATCGACTTCAGCTCGTGCTTTAGCGCGACGATCTTAACGCTTTGCACATCGCCCAAGTCCTGAATGGTGCCGGTATTTCCGTCGAAGTAGGACAAGGAATAATCCGTGCCTACGTTCATCCTGTTGACGGGCATTGACTATCTCCTTAGCCGGTGGCGAGCTGTTGTGAGGTCGGCGCGGTGTTCTGCACGTTGACCGTCACATTGCCGCCGCCCATGAACTTGATGACGAAATACCGAACCACATTCAGGTATCGCACCTGCCAGTAGAGGAAGAGGTAGCCGAGCGCTTGCAGATTCGGCGGATTGTTGTCGAGGTCGCATTTGACCGCCCACTGGTCGATCATGCCTTGCCCGCCGATGCCGAGCCCGACTTGCGGAGCCGCCAATTGCGCGGAGAAGCCGTCGAAGAGCGCCTTAGCCCTCGCTCTGGTCTGGTCGTTCGGCTGGATGCTCTGGACCTGACCGACGATGCTCCCGGCGGCTTTCGACTTCGCGGTGCGCATGAGGAAGTTGGTCATGCGCGTATATTCGATGCCGTTAGCGGCGGTGTTGGACGACATATTCCGCCCAGAGCCGAAGCTAAAGTAGAAGCCGCCGCTGCTGTTCGCCGGGGGCACGATGACATCGATGCGCCCGGTGTTGATTTGGCTCAGCTCGGCGTCGGAATAAGGCAGCCCAAATTGCGAGCGCTGGGTGGCGGTGACGCCTTGCAAGGGCTTGTTGAGCGGCGATTGCTGCGGCGACAGGTTGCCCAGGATGCCGATGCCGAAAGCCGCCGGGCTCACCGGCCGATTAAGCCCGTTGAAAGAGTCCATGAAATAGGGCCAGTCGCCGAGAATCGCCCATCCCCACGGCGAGTCGTCACCGCTATTGACGACAGTAGTGATGGCGTTGGCGATATTGTCGCCGCTGACCGTCGCAAAGACCGGCGTCATCAACTCAGAAAGCGAGAAAGCTGAGATAGCCGCCCATGCCGTCGATGTCGTGTGGTCAATCAGCTCGAAGTCTGTCACGAGCGACCCGCGCAGCACATACATGCCTTTGCGCGGCAAGACATCCTGCCCGACAAGATTGGCGTCGGTAAGGTTCGTCGTGCCGTCCGTACCTCCGGAAAGAACGACAGGCTGCCCAAGGATCGGATTGGCGGTGCTGGTCCCGGCGGAGACGACAACAAATTGCGACGGAGCCGAATGCGACGGAGTCCCGCCATTGATCGCGACAGCGGCGTTCTGCCAGACAGAGTTTGCGAGATAGGTCAGCGTCGCGCCGGTGACAGTCGCGCCCGCGACGGTAGTCGCCATGGCGAAGGATCCGCCCGCCGGGTTTGGGGTTTTGAAAGTTGGCTTAAGCGTCGTCGATGTGACGACATAAGAGCATTGCGAGACTTGGCTGTCGGCCGAAGCGTTGAGCTGGGTCGCGAGCGCCGCTAGCGTCGCCGACAGCGAAGCGCCGATTTGGGTCTGGTTGCCGATCGGCGCACCGGTCACGAAGGTCCATGTCGTCGATCCAAGCGTGATTGTGGTGTTGTTGAGCGGATTGCTAGTGAAGGTGAAAGTGCCGGTCGCCGGGGTGCCGGTGACATTGTTGAACTGCTCCGGCGGAAGCCCGGGGAAAGCGACGATGAACATATAGGAATATTGCGCCGATCCCTGCTGAATGGAGCATTGGATCTGGTTGCCCATAATCCCGGTATATTTCGCGGTGATATTAAGTCCGGTCGTGCCCGCAGTGCCGCCCTGAAGAGTCGCGTTGGAAACCGAAGCACCCGCAACGTTGGTGGCGAGGGCGAAGCTATTGCCGCCAACGCCGGGCGTCTTGTAAGTAACCGTTAGAACCGTCGCGCTGGCTTGGTAGCTCGCCTGAATTACGTTAGCATCGGCGGAGTTTTGCAGGTCGATTTGAAGCTGAGTCAGAGTCGCCACAAGCGTGCCCTGAATATTGGTCTGATTGCCAATTGCGCCGGATGTGACAAAAGTCCATACCGTGCCGCCAAGCGTGATCGTAGTGTTGTTCGACGGGTTCGAAACGAAAGTGATGGTGCCCGCGGCTTGCTGCGCAAGCGTGCCCTGCATGAACCCGGCCGCCGCGAGGTCGGATCCATCACTGACGCGCACCGCGCCGAAGCCGATCGCGCCGCCCACTTGGGTCGCCGCTTCGACATGGGTCATGATGTCGTATTTGCGATTGGTCGGGTTCCCGAGCGCCACTGCGCCATCAGTGACCGCCGAGAAATAGACTACCGAGTTGGTCGGACCCCAGGAAGCAGCGCCAACGAGCCCCATGATGTTCGTCGGGGTGCCAACCAGCAGCGGCGACGGAAGGATGATGTCGCCATAGACGCCCGGCACGGTTAAGGCGGCGAGGTTTTGTTGACCGTCGAGAAAGACCGGCATTCGTTCAATCCAACTCTAAGCTTCTATCCTCCTTTCCCTTTTTAATTTCCCTTAGTATTGGACCAGCCTCTTACACGAGGGTTGTGTTATTTTGCTTCCGCCGTCTCCGCCGCTTCCGCTTCCGGCTCCGCCGCTTCCGCTTCCGGCTCCGCCGCTTCCGCTTCCGGCTCCGCCGCCGCCGCCGCCGCCTTCGCAGCCGCCGCCTTCGCCGCCGCTTCTTCCGGGCTTTCCGGCAGCGTTGGCGGCCATTCCCAATAAGCGTCCGCCATAGCCAAAAAAACCTTGGTGAAGTGATGCTCGCGATTAGCGGCTACAAGCTGAGCGATGTGCGTATAATCGTAAATCTCATCGCCGCGATTGATCATCGCGCCGCTAATGTCGTCGAAAAACTCGTGAACGCAAACCAGCTTGTAAGCCATAAGCTTCCTCTTTATCCAACCACCTTGGTCACGAAGTAATTCTGATTGACGGGATCCAATGGCGCAAGCGTGGTCGTGAGCGATGTGATGACTGTGCCAGGAAACAGATCCAGCGTCGCATAGTCGGCTAGAATGATCAGATCTCGGCGATAGCAAGACACGGGTTCGTGCTCATCGGTTAAGTTCGTGCGATTGTAGCAAAACAGCGCCATCGACGTGTCTGGCATTGTGACGGTGATGTTCTTCTTAATCAAGATATCGATTGCGGCGGCGATCTTGCTCCGGCTCTCGTGATCCGGCGCCCAAACCGAGATCATGATGCTCTGGCGCTGCCGCTTAATGACCCGGCCGAGCGTCGCTTGCGCCCCCAAGCGCGCGATGCAATAGGCGCACTGCCCGAGCCCGAGCCCGGTTATGGTCATGGAATTGCCGCTGATGGTCGCCGCATAGCCCAAAGCCGCCGGATTGGCGAGATTCGGAAAGGCGTTGATTTGGGCCGCCAGCGCGCCAAGGATGGCGGCGATATCCGCGCCGCCCGCCGATGCGATGTAGGCGTTGTCCAGCTCGATCGTCAGAAACTCGGAAGGACCCGGCGCGCCGGTCAGCGCGATCGTCCAGGTCGGAACCCCGTACCCCTGGACGATGGTCGCCGCGAGCCCATAGACCGCCGGGGTGATGACATAGGTTTCATCAAGAATTTGATAGATAGGTGTGTTTGTTCCCTGCATTGGGTAAACACTGACATTCGCCCTAACCCCGCCGGGGCGCTTGACCACCGTTCCATTCGGCCCGAGCTGCTGCCCGGTCAAATCGAGATCGAGGGTTTCGGAAAGCGGCCAACCTTCGAAAACGACGACATCCATATTAGCGACGGAAGGCTGACTAGTGCCGTTTGGATAAACCGCGGCTGCGGCGGTTTCGGCTAAATAACGAGTGATGTCGCTCAAATCAGCCAAAGCCGCCGCCCTTGCTTCGCGCCGCTATGCAGAGCAGTGCATTGCCGTGCGCCGCTTGGCTATGCCGTGCAAAGCTATGCAAGCCACAGATAATCATGTCTCTTCTCGAACGCAATCGAGATTGTATCCAAGAATAGTCCAGTCGTTCTGAGCAACTTGATACCTATATAATTCATCGTCGATAAGGTAATCGCGATCGCGAATCGTATAAAGCGGCAAGGCGATCGTGTTGATTTTCCATTGCGGGCGCTTGGTGACATCGCCGGGCAGAAGCATCGCGCCGGTCGAGCGCCCGATGCCGTGCGCGATGATGTTGCAGGCGATGCCCGCAAGCAAAAGCTCAAACCCGGACGGATCGCTAAAATCGTTCAGCGTCTGGGTGCGCCCTTGATAGTCGCCAAGCCCGCGGCCGGGCGGCGCGGCGGCCGGATCCTTCGATCGATACAAGGAAACCAAGCGGGGATACAGCGCGTTGCCGCTGGCGCCCCCCATGGGGCCGCTAAAGCCTTTGAGCCCGGTGCAAAGCGGGCCGTCGCAGCATTGCATCACCATCCCGGCGAAACCCTCTTATAAGACGCCAGCATGCTTAGGACAGCGGGCGGCGCAAGAACAGTCAGATTGCTAAGCTTAGTCAGCGCGAAGCTCCAATCAAACTTAGTTTGCCCGGCCGTCGCCGATTTGAGCGCCGCCGAATAGTTCGCCGAGTCCATGATGGTCTTAATCCACATCAGGCAGCCCTGCTCGATATCCGGGGGCACCGTCGCATATCCGGCAGTGTAGGCGATCTTTACGTTGCGCCGCCCTTTTTCGAAGCAATAGGGCGGATCGACATAGACGCATTTGTCGGAGAAGGTATAGCCCGGCGAGGCTTGCGATCGCGGCGGCACGCTGACTTGATCAAGCTCGCCGATGGTGACCGATGCTACCGCGGTGATCGGGAAATCCGGCATCATGATCCGAAAGCGCCCGCGCCCATCGAAGACCTCGACATGATCTTGGCTCAAGATATCGCGCCCAAGCCCGTTTTGGATCGCGACCGAAACAGCCGTAATGAGCCGCTGAAGCGTGCCGTGGGCGTCGTCGCTTGGGCAGCCCAGCCACACCAGCGCATTCGCCAGGGTGGTTAAATCATTTGCCGCTGCTGCCATCTTGCGCCACCTGAGCAAACCCGTGCGCTTCAAAGCCGCTGTCTTCCGCCATTTCATACGGAATGGTCACTATCCCGGTCTGCTTGTCAGGCTGATAAGTCTGGTCGCCGTAGCCGAGGATAGCCCCAGGATCAGAAACATTCTTAATCTGAATGGAGCCTTGCAATGGGGCATCCTTTGGATTGATAGCCTTAGCCCCGCCTTGCCGGATCACATGCTCGGCGACATGGGGCGGCAAATCAATTTCGCCTGTTCGCGGAACAGTGTAGCTTTCCGTGCCATGGGTTACCACGACTTCATCGCCGCGGCTTTTCATCTCTACGCGCTGGCGCGGTGGTTCCCGATCGGGGGCGCGCTTCGGCTCTTCCTTGTGGGCTTTCTCGGCGGCTTTATCGTGATGCTTCGCATCCTTTTCCGGCGGATGCTTCGTTGTCGTCATGGCTCGGCTCCTTCTAGGGGGTTGCATTAACGCATGGCCATCTCGCCTCAACCGAGAGCGTTTGCCCATCGCTAGTTTGGATGATGGCTTGAACGAGGTAAAGACCGGCGATCATCTGGCCAAAAAGCACGTAGACAGCTTGCCCGGGCAAAAGCGAAGACGGCGACGCGCCGATCTGCGGCGTGCTGAGAATGCGCGACATCGGAGTCGGATCTGAGTTGTCTAAGGAATAACAATTAATTGCGATAATCGCCGAAATGGTCACTCCCGGCTGCAAGCCCGGCGCGAAGTCGAATTGCACATACTCTTGCTCGACTGCGGCGACGATGGGCGGGCAGAGATCAGGCGCGCGGCTCATCCGGCTACATCCTTGCGCGGTTGCGACAAGATTCGATACTACCCTCGGCGCGATGTTTTTTCGAGGCGCCGAAGCGGCGGCCGAAAGCAGAAGGCGCTCCGGGATAAAGATCCGACGCGCCGACGCCGGGATCGAAAGCGTCGCGCGAGTCGGGACATAGCAAGTGCCGCGGAAGAAATAGCGCGGCGGCAGCGGCCCGATATACTCTTGCCACGTCCACAGCCCGGGCGGATGCCGAAGCAAGTCCGGCGGCTGCGACCACCAGAACAGCCCAGGCGTCGGGGCCGGGGGAAGGATGATGCGCTCATGCAGAGCGAGCCCTGGCGGCTGGGTGAGCGCCACAGGGCGATTAAGGGGATGCGGGGCGATGAACGGCCCGGCGCCGCGGAACGCCCATCCCGGGGCAACGTAGGGCTGTGCGCCCCATAGGAAGGGCGCGCGCGGCGCGATCGGCTGCGGCGCGAGCCCCAAATAGCCGAGCGACGACAGCGCCCATTGATCATTGAACTGCTGCCCATGCCATAGCCCCGGCGGAAGAAGTTGCAGGGCGGGCGGCTGGATCCACCACATATTCGCGCCGGGCTGCGCGACCAGACGCGATTGGTTGGTTTCCAGGAAGGCGGGGTGGCGAAGGAGATCTGGCGGCTGCGACCACCAATAGAGCGGCGGCGTGATCACCGGCCCGCGCGAGATCGGATCGGCGGCGTAATCGAAGCCTTGGTTCGTATCGAGATGCGGCGGCCGATGCAGCAAGTCCGGCGGCTGCGCCCAGAAGCCGAAAGCGGTCGGCGTCGCGAATTGCTGCGAGACGAGCCGTTGCTGGTTGGTGTCGAGCGGCGGCGCATGCTTTAAGAGGTCTGGCGGCTGCGACCACCATGCTTGCGCGAGCTGGTCTAGCGTCGCGTTGAACCACGTCGCTTGCCGCGGCGTTTCCGTCGCCATCGTTGGCGGATGATGGAGAAGATCGGGAGGCTGCGACCACCAAAATTGCGGCGGGGTCGCCACAGCCGCCAATTGAATCGGAACGTACCAAAGATCGAGCCCTTGATTGGTATCTAAGCCGGGCGGATGGTGAAGCAGATCAGGCGGCTGCGCCCACCATAGCGCATTAGGAGGATCAAAGGCATGATCGGGGTAGGGAAGGACGAATTGATTCGTATCGAGGCGCGCTGGATGGCGGAGCAAATCCGGCGGCTGGACCCACCAATAGAAGCTTGGCGTGATCGCTGGCGCGCGCGACAAAACATCGAAAGCGTAAGCGTACCCTTGATTCGTATCGAGATGTGGGACATGCCGGAAGAGATCGGGCGGCTGAGTCCAGAAGCCGAAGGCGACCGGCGTCAGCCCCGGAAAGCCCGGCAGCGGCGGAAGATGCGGCTCGTTAGCCCATAGCGTCGGCGGATGCCGCAAGAGGTCCGGCGGCTGCGACCACCATTCTGTGGTTGGCTCGGCGAAGGGCCAGAAAGCCGCATAGGGCAGCGTCAGGAAATTCGTGTCGAGATGGCGCGGATGGGCGAACAGATCGGGCGGCTGCGACCACCAGCGCGCGGGCGGCGTATCGAAAGCGTGCCCCGGATAGGGCAAAGTCCACTGGTTGGTGTCCATCGGCGGAGGCCGCCGAAGCAAATCGGGCGGCTGCGCCCACCAGAACGGGGCGGGCGTCAGCGCGCCGATAAAGGAAATCGGGGCGAACCACAGATTGAGCCCTTGGTTTGTGTCGAGATGGGCGGGATGGCGCAAAAGGTCCGGCGGCTGCGCCCACCACAGCACATTCGGGGTTAGCGCGACCGGGATCGAGAAGACATCAAAGCCTTGATTGGTGTCCATAGGCGGCGCATGCCGCAGAAGGTCAGGCGGCTGCATCCACCAAGCGACGTTTTGATCGGGCGTATCGAAGGGCTGGAAGGCGGCGAAGGGCAGCGTCCAGAAGTTCGTATTCATCGGCGGCGGCCGATGCAGCAAGTCGGGCGGCTGCGACCACCAAAAGCCGGAAGGCGTGAGGAAGCGCGGATCGAAAGAGGGGAGCGTAAATTGGTTCGTATCCAGGCGCGGCGGATGCTTCAAGAGATCGGGCGGCTGCGACCACCAAAACACGCCGGGCTCGTCCGCGCGGGCGAGCATGTCGAACCAGCGCATATTGGTGTCAAGCCCGGGCGGGTGGCGCAAGAGATCGGGCGGCTGCGACCACCAAAGCGCGCCCGGAGGGTACGGCGGCTGCGGCGGAAGGACCTGATCATCGTTGCCGACATCGAGCCCCAGCGGATGCCGCAGAAGGTCAGGCGGCTGCATCCACCAAGCGACGTTTTGATCGGGCGTATCGAATTGCTGAAGCCCGGCGAATGGCAGCGTGAATTGGTTGGTGTCCATCCGCGGCGGATGCTTTAGGAGATCCGGCGGCTGCACAAACCACAATTGTTGATCGGGCGTATCGAATTGCTGAAGCCCGGCGAATGGCAGCGTGAATTGGTTGGTGTCAAGGTGCCGCGGGTGCTTCAAAAGATCGGGCGGCTGCGACCACCATTGCGCAGTCGGCGACACCGGCAGCGGCGGGGGAATGACTTGATCATCGTTGCTGGTGTCAATCCAAGACGGATGGCGAAGCAAATCGGGCGGCTGCGACCACCAAAGCGCGGCCGGGGGGAACGGCGGCTGCGGCGGCAAGACTTGATCGTCATTTCCAACATCAAGCCCGGGCGCATGCCGGAGCAAATCCGGCGGCTGCGACCACCACAGCGCGCTCGGCGTGACCGGCCCGGCCGGGGCAAGTCCGGCGGAGAAAACCTGATCATCGTTGCCGGAATCGATCGTCGCGGGATGGCGCAAGAGATCGGGGGGCTGCGACCACCAGCCGCTGAGGACGGTTGGCAGCCTATAAGTAATAGCGACGAAACCCTGCCTGCCGCCGCTGGAAGCGCCATTAGAGATGCCGACGCCGCCCGATCCGCCGCCGCCGCCATAGCCTATGTTTGTTCCGGAAGCAGCATTGCCGCCGTTATTGCTGGAGCTGCCGCCGCCTCCGCCAGCTCCGCCGCCAGGGCCGGGATTGCCTGCGCCATAAAGGCCCGTATCGTTTGCGCTGTTTCCGCCAAGAAAACCATTTCCGGCTGTATTGCCCGCGCCGCCAGCGCCGCCGCCGCCGCCGTTGGCGGCGGCGTTGCCGCCATTGCCAGCGCCGCCGGTGCCGCCAGCGCCTCCGCGTCCAGTGCCGCCGGAACCACCGTTTTGCGTTGTTCCGCTAGGGGTAGTGCCATTGCCGACATTATTGCCTGCGCCGCCGCCGCCGCCGCCATACTGTCCAGATGTGGCGTTCGCGCCGCCGCCTGCGCCGCCCGCGGCGTTTGGACCGCCGCAACCGCCGCCGCCGGGGCCGCCGCGGGAGGTCTGCCCTGTGCCGCCCGCGCCGCCCGAATTCTTGGTCGTGCCAATAGACGAAGCCGATGCTCCGCCAGCGGCGCCAGTGAACGTAGAGCTGGCGGATCCGCCCTTGGCGAGCGCGCCTTGTGAAGTCAGAGTCGGAGCAGCGTTAGATGCAATATTGACCCAAGTATCGCCGCCAGCAGTCGGTGAAGCGATATTGCCGGAGCCGCCAGCGCCGACATTAGCCCAAACTGTGTTTCCTGGCGTGACGGTTAAAGTAACGGACGCATAAGCGCCGCCGCCGCCGCCAGCGCCTGCCGATACCTGATTGACCAATGGCGCGCCGCCGCCAGCGCCGTAGCAATCAAATTGCGCGGAAGTTACGTCTGCCGGGACTTGCCACGTTTGCGCGCCGGTCGTGGTAAGAAAGACAGTAGTTAAGGCTGCGGTGTATCCAAGCTGCGGATCTTGTTGATTGGTGTCAATCGGCAGCATCCGCGGATGCCGCAAGAGATTGGGCGGCTGCGACCACCACCCCATCCCGGAAGCAAGCGGAGTATAGGTGATGACGACGATGCCCTGCGCGCCATCGCCGCCTTTCACTGCAACTGAGCCGGAAGATGCGCCACGCCCTCCGCCGCCCCCGCCGTAAAGACCACCACCGCCGCCGCCGCCGTCACCGGCAGTGCCAGAGCCGCCGCCCGCGCCGCCGCCGCCACCGGATCCATGAGTCGCATCCCAATCATTTCCGGTCGCGCCAGCGCCGCCATTCGTCGCCGCCGCGGAAGCAGAACCCCAGCCGCCGCCGCCGCCGCCGCCGGTTCCGGCGGTGCCTGGGGATCCGTTGGTTCCCGATGTGGTCGAGCCAGCGCCGCCGCCGGAGCCGCCGCGGCCATTGCCGCCATTGCCGCCGCTGTTAACGCCTGAAGCTGATCCAGCGACGCCGCCGCCTCCCCCGCCGCCGCCTCCGGCACCGTAAGCGGATACAATATTATCGCCGCCAGTTCCGCCTACGCCGCTAGGGCCGCCCGCGCCGCCGCCGCCGCCGCCCGCATTAGAGGTGTTAACGCCACCATTGCCGCCTTTATTTGTGGTAGCGCCGATATTCGTCGTCGGGGCAGTTCCGGGGCCGCCGCTGGTCGCGGCGGCCCCGCCGCGACCAATCACGCCAGTCGCCGAGCTTGCAGGCGCCGCATTGGAGGAGGTATTGAGCCAAGTATCCGCCCCGGCCGTCCCCCAACTGCCGCTCGCGGCGGCGACTCCGCCGGTCCCAATGGTATACCAGTAAGTAGCGCCCGGAGTTAGAGTGACGTTGGTGTTTTTGCCATAGCCGCCGCCTGCGCCGCCCCCAGCGTTGGTGTTGGAGCTAGATCCGGAGCCACCGCCGCCGATCGCTTCGATTGAATTGTTGGCGTTATTCCAATCGGCGGGCACGGTGCCAGAACCAGCGCCGGTCGTAACAATAAAGATCGTCGTCGAAGCGACGATCGGGGCTTTTGTTATTTGATCGGAGGATTTGCCGCGAAGCACGCGCTCAATAAAATAAACGCGCTTTTCAAACCCGGCGTCGGTCGGCGTCCATTGCGTCATTAACGCAAGAGCAGTCGCGCCGATTTGCAGCCATTCGCCGATTTGCCGCAAGAGTCCGCGGCGTCTTATCTTTTTGTGAAAACGCCTGTGCGCAAGATAGCTATGTCTGCCAGGACCGCCACGGAACATCTAGGCGCATTAGGCGATCGCGCCGGTCGCGTGGTTGATCCAGTTCTTGCCGTTCCAGACAACGTTGTAGCCGAGCGTCGTATCGAGATAACGGAAACCGACCTTTGGCGGCGAGATGCCTTGCGCATGATTGCCGACCGGGCGCTGCGCGGTGGTGCCAGATCCGTCTGACGCCGATTGCAGCCAGCCATTCGCCAGCAGCACAAAGGCGTCGCCCTCCGGCACGGCGATCGGAGTCGCGCCAAGCGCGCAAGTATAAGTGCGCCCATAGACCGTCATTGACGTAGGGGCGCTAGCGGAAGGAAAAACCGAAAGAATGGATGCTGGATTCGCCATGATGACCTCTTAATGCCAGAGAGCTGTGACCGCGCCGACATTGGTCACGGCGTTGATGGCGGCGGCCTGGATCGGCAGATAGACCGGGACGTTGCCAACCGCGGTGGTTCCCAGAGGGATGGTGACTTGCTCGTTGTTGACGGTCGTGATGGTGACCGACGCCGCGCCCGCCGCGAAGTTGGAGAGAAGCAGCCCGCGCGCCGCCACATTCAGCGTTTGCGGAAATGAAGTGAAGGTCGCGGCGTGCGGAAAAGGATCGGCAAAGCGGCTCGACATTCATTAACCTCCGGTTCACGTTAAGCCTAGCAGCTCAGTCCGGCCCGGGGAATACCATCTTTGCGAAGATGGGCGCGCTTAGCTCCGGCCAAACTTCGCCTTTGATGACGCGCAGCACAATAAGGGAGGGGAGATTCATCCCGCGGGCGATATTGGGGATGGTCTGGCCGCTTCGGCGCTGGCTGATGATGCCGCGAATTTCTGCTTGGGTAAGGTTTCGGGTCGGCGACCAGTCAGTTTGCGGCGCAGGCATCTCAAAGCTTGACCTAAATTGGGCTGGGCATACGGGCCTCTTTTCATCCCGGGGAGCGCCGTGTTCACTGCCGGACCTATCCGCGGCGTCCGATTGGCTACTGATTCGCGATAGCCCACGGATTCAGGTATACACCGATTATGGATAAGCAGGAAATTTTTGTGTCAAGACGCCGCCCGGCGGATTCCATTCCCGAAGCGCCCGCCCCGGCGCATTAGCCTTTTTGTGCTTGTTCGCCGCGGCCCAGGCGACCGCGAACGCCTTTTGCTCATCGCCGTCATACTGCCGGAAAGCCGCGTTGAAAGCCGACATCCAGATCGTCTGCGCATGCTCTGGAAGCTTGCGAACAGCCGCCGGAAGTTCGGTTTTCGAGCTATACGGCATTGGGCGGATCCGCATGAAGCTTAACGCCAAGCCCTTTAAGAATGAACTCGGTATTCTCGATTTGGTGCTTTGGGATGAAGACCATCTGCTGACCCGGCGGGCAATGAAGCCTTAGCCCTGTCTTGATGCCTTCCTCAGAATCGTTTTCGTTGTAGTCGATATGCACCGTCTTCGTGACGACATTCGTGACCGGACTGAAGCACACGCCGAAATGCGCAATCATGATCCCGGCGTCCTAAAGAACGAATTGAACTGATAAGCTACCGCCGCATCGATATGGGCATCGGTCACGAGGGCGGCTTGCGCCGCGACGTTGCTTGGAGTCAGAACCACCGTACCGCCAGCCGTCGCATCAGCAAGGCAGTCGGCGTCAATCCCAAGGGAGTTCGTGAAAAGCTCTTTATAGGTATCAGCGGCGTTGATCGCTTGAGCGGCGAAACTCGCGCGTTCGCTATGAAACGGAGTATTGTGATCTTCGTAATTGATCGAAACGCAAACGGCGAGCAGCGCAGACCGCACCCGATACTGAAGGGTGGTATCCGTCGAAAGAACATAAGAGTCGCGATGGGATGCAGGCATTTCATCACGCTAAGCCGGAAGATGAAGGTGCGGGGCAAGCGCCCGATAGATGAGCAGGATCGCGACTAGCGCCACGATTACCCATAAGATCTGCACGACCTTCGGCGGAAGCGCGATCCCGATGATGCTTTCGAGAACCCAAAGAACGAGCCACACGCAAAGCGCGAGAAGGCAAAGATAGACCAAAAGAAGGATAATGCTCTCAACCATCTAACGATTGCACCCCTCGATCATTTTAACCACGTCATTGGCTTTTTCCAGGATCGCAAAGTTCTTGTCAGTCGTATAGAGCACTGTGTTGACGTGCTTTTGGAAATGCAAGAACCCATCCGGGCGGACAGCGACGATATGGGCGGATTCCACGAAAAGCGGGCTATGATCCGGCGAATGGAAAGTCAGCAGGCACCAAAGCGCTGCTACTACCACGCCGTAGCCGTGACCGCCGACCCGAGCGAACCGTAAGCGACTTGCCAATGCTTCGTCTTCCATCCAAGCGGGATCGCAACCGGCGATGACAGAATCGACGCCGCGATCGTCGCCGGGGAAGTTCCGGCCGGAACGCCGGTCACGACAAGCAGCATATCTCCGGGGTAGGACGCTTCCGCGTTGCCTTGCGCCACCGCCCCGGTGTCATTGAAAAAGGTCGTTTGCGGATTGCCGTTGGCGTCGATGTTGAAGACCATCCCTACAGGCGCAGCCATTATCTAAGCCCCGTAATCTCCGTATAAGTCTCACCTGCAAGGATGGCGCGGACCACACCGCGGGTCAATCCCATTTCGCGAGCAATGGCGGTCGGGAAAATTCCTTGCGCCGACATCGCCATGATTTTGCGTACCTCTGATTCGGTAAGCATGCGCTTGGCGGTGTTGTGTTCCAGAATGGCGGCTTTGGCTTTTAGGCTCGCCTTGCGCCCGGCGGAAATCGCCGCGCCGGTTGTTGAAGCGACTTCGCGCCCTGTGAGCGCCGCAGCGATGCGGCGGCGATGCTCTTCGGTGAAACGCTTGCCTTTATGCCCTTCAGAGATTGCGCGACAGACTTCCAGAGAAAGTTTCCGGCCGTTGCCGTTGACGTTAGCCAAGATGTTGTAGCCGATGCGCGGATCGAAGGGTCTTAGCTTCTCAAGCCAATAATCTTCGCGAGCGTAAAGGTCGGCGATATCAGGTCCGGTTTCTTCGAGGATTTCGAAGACGAAGCTATCGGATCCCAGCTCCTGAAAATCGGCGAGCATGCGCTTGCTTTGATGGGTTCCAGTGCGAAGCTGATAGAAATGAACGCGCCATCTTTCGGCGAGGTCTTCGGAGCTTCCGACATAGATCAATCCAGAAGCCACATTGCGGATTTGATAAACGCCGCGGCGCTTCGCCTTGCGGGGAGATGGCATATTTTTGCCCTTACCTTGGTTGCGGGTAAGGGCAAAAATGGGGCTAGTCGATTAGGTAGGCAAGCGTAAGCTCAGCCATTCGCGATGTTCGTGAGGATTGCCATCGCAAAAGGCGCATATACTGCAAGGGTTTCCTCGACGTAAACTCCACTTTGGCGTTGACGAGTTACTAATGGCCAGTCAATCTGGTAAAAACTGGTCCTCTCTTTCATCTCAGCCACGTTCGGAACCTCGTTCGACTGGTATTGCATCGGCAGATTTTCCGCCCAGCCGAGGATGGTGCCCGGGGGCACCTTCGGATGGATGCGGAGGGGGACTTTATCGCCGCCATCCTGCGCAAACGGGTTGTAGTAGTAGCGGATGGTGCCGCCCGCGGTCAGCTCATATTCCCGGCCGTCGGTCGAGTGATGGTAGCTGAGCAGCGGGGCGCTTGAAGACGACAGCACCTTGGTCGTGATGTTGCGCAGCTCTTGCGCGTTCACCCACAGCACGCTTGGCGTGACCTGGAAGTTGTTCCACATCGTGAGCAGCATGTCGTCGATCTCGTTGATCGACCCGCGGCCCGATGCGGTCAGCGCGGTCCCCACCCCGGCGGTGCCAGTGGCGAGCGTTTTGACATAGGCGTTGTTGCCCGCCTTCAAAGCCGTGGTCATCAGCCCATCGAAAGCGGTCGAGTTAGTCGAGCAATCCGCGGTGACGGCGGAAGCGTTCTGCCGCGATCCGGCGAGCGCGGTGGATTGCTGGTAGGAATTGATGGTGGTGATCGCTTGCAGCGTTTCGTTGCCCGCGCCGACGCCGATATACCAAGCATAGGCGACCGCGCCGGTGACCGGGGCGACGGATAGGCTGAGGATCTGCCCGGATGTAGTCGGGCCGGTGCTGGTCGCGCCGCTCTTCATCGAAGAGCCGCCGTTTAGCGTATAGGTCTTGCCATCCGCGCCGGTGACCGTCTGCGACGTGGCGACGCCGCCCGCTAGCGAGGAGTTCTGGAAGCCTTCATTGGTGAGCGCTACGCAAATCGAGGAATAGGTGGCGACCGGCAGAGTCGAGCCCGATCCGCCCGCCGACCCGGTGACCGTGCCGACCGTGCCTAGCTGCAACGTCGCGTTGCCCGCAAGGATGCCCATCTCCTCCTTGAGAAAGACCTTTTGCAGCAAGCGCATGGTCATCCGGGCGCGCACGTCTTCGAAGTCGCGCCCCGCCGAGATCGCCTCGAAGGTTACCGCGTCTTCCTCGCCGAGCGTGACGTAGGACGCCGAGCGGTTCGACGTATTGTAGGACATCTGCCCGGCGCGCTGCCCTTCGGGCATCCAGCCGGTGTTGTCAAACCCACTCCCGATGATGGCGTTGACCTGCCGCCAGTTGGTCGCGGTGCCGACGCCGCCGCCGACGCGGGGGATGCGGTTTCGAATGGGGGTGTTGACCGGATAAAGATTTTTCGCGGGCGCTTGCAGATCGAAGGCGACTAGCCCGGTGCCGGTCGTAATCGTCTTTTTCAGCTCGCCCGGATCGAGCCCGGCGTTGCGGAGGATGTAAGCCGCGATATCCTCGCTAGGCTGCGAATAAGCCTCGTCTACCAGCGAACGGAGGATGTCGTCTTGCGTACCCATTTACTCTGCCCTCCCCGGGCCTTCCCAAATCCGAGATCCTTTCCTTTTCCTTTGTTTGCCTTAGTGGGAGGGCGGCCTTCTTTTTTTGGGCCGCTAGTAGGTTAGCGAAGCTATTCCCGCCCCCCGGCGGTTCCGCCAACACTTCGCGGCGGGGCGGGGAGGGGCGCGAGATTCATCTGGCGGGGATGCGAAAGCGCCACCTTCGTCAACAATAGCGCACGCTCCTCTTCCGTCATATCCTCAAAAGTCGCCTTGGTTTTAGCGATAATATCGGGGGTGATCTGCGGCTGCCCGCCATGATCGCCGACATAAACGCTGCCCGCCGTCTTGGTAGGCAGCGGCTGCGCTTCAAGCTTTTGCAAGCGCTCGGCGAGCTTTTCAAGCCCTTTATAGGTATCGTCGAGCTGCTTCAAGATCGCGTCGTTATCTTCCTTTAGGCGCTTAGCGGCGGCTTCGGACGCCGCAACTTTGCTGTCATTGTCGGCGATCTTAGAAAGCGCGTCAGCCGCCAGCACTTCGGCGAGCGCATCGACATCCATTTCCTTGTACGCCTTGGCGAGCCGATAAGCTTCCGGGGTCGCTTTGCCGCGCTTGGTGCGGACTTCCAGGCGCTCCAAAGCGCCAAGGGTATCCTGCAAAAGCTGATCGGTCTTGCTGAGTCGGGTCGCGAGCGAATCGCTAGCCTCAACATTTTTGGCGGCGACATCCGCCACCTTGCCCTTGCCGCCCCAATCATCGGGGAGCATTGCGGTCGCGCCAAGCGCCCGGGCGCGGCTGACGATATGCGCCTTCGCCGCCGCCGGGTTCTTCGCGCGCCCGATGGCGCGAATGGCGTTAGCGAGATCGGATTTATTCTCGATCGGATAAGAGCCATCTTTCATGGCGGCGCCGGACTTGGCGGCGGCGCGCCGCTGATCGACGGTGAAAGCCCGGCGCTCGATGACAGGATCAGCGCCTTCGATCGGCGGCTTGTGCGACGCCGCATACATCTCCGAAATCATGTCGAACAGGCGCTGAAGCGGCGAGCCTTCGCCGCCCTTGTTGGCCGCGCCGGGAATCGCGCTGAAATAGCCATGCGACTCGGCGCTTTGGGATCCGCCGCCGCCGCTGGTGTCTTGTGTCGCATTCGCGTGCCCCGCGCCTACGGGGACTTTCCCGCTGTTGGGATCTGTCGGCATTGATGTGTTCCCCGCATCCGAGCCCTTATCCGGCGCGCTGCTGCGATAGGGGCCGCCGCTGGCGACGGTCGATGGTCCTTCCGGCTTGATGTCGAAGCCGTCATCCCACTCGCCCTTATCCTCGAAATCGCTGGCGGCCTCCGTAGACGGCATTTCCGCCCGCGCTAAAGCGTCGGGATCGCGCCGGGCGCCGTTCAGCAAATCGCGATGGGCTTCGCCGAGCGGGCCGCCTTCGTCGCGCTTCCATAGGTCGAGAGTCGCTTCGGGGCAAGAGGGACGATCAACCAAGCTGACCTCCGTTAGAACAATTTCCTGAATGATGGACGGGTCTTGCGGATTGCGCTTTTTGATCCGGCCGCCGATCGAGAAGCCGTTATAGACGCCCGCCTTGACTTTCTGAACCGCGATCGGATCGACGACATGCGCGATAAACGCGGTGCGCTCACTATCGTCAAGATTGATTTCCAGGCAGCGACCGGCCGCTTTGGTGGCGTCATGCATCTCGCGAACGGCCGGGAAGCGCATATAGTCTTCAATCGCCGAAGCCATCGCCGCGGCGGTGACAATCTCGCCATGGGAGTCCCTAACCGGCGCGCTTGCGTATCCATAAGCCTTGATCGTTCCGTCTTGAAGCGGCTCAATCTTCTGGATCTCGCGAAAGATCTTCATCCTTAAACTCCCGCCGATGCCGGTATCGGTTGCATACTTTCCACCTTACACGAAAATTTCGCGCCCGCTAGAAGGTAAACCCAAGCCGCCGCCGCGCTAAGCAGGCGTAGTGTGACATCTTTGCATTGCCCGCAATAGAGGGATTTTTAGGGCTTCGATGCCGCCCGCGATTTCGGCGATCTCGCGAATGCGGTCATCCTCGATCTTGGAAGTCGAGGATTTTGCATCGCTTTTTGCGGGCGGCGCCTTGCCCGCAACCGCTAGCTCAATCG